ACGAAACCAACGATGCTCCCAATCTCTTCAGACTCAAGTGTCTGAGAAGCCTTGAGGATTCCACCTTCTGTCTTCTCTTCCGGGTTGGGCAGGGCGATGAGGATTTTGTACCCACTAGGCTTGGGTAACTGACTTGCGACCTTTTCGTCGTCTTTCTTGGACATGTTTAAAGCACCTTCCGGCGTTTGCGCCCCATGTGGGGTGGTTGCACTGTTTACACAGCGAAGTTGATAACTTGTTTAATCATCGTCAATTTGATTCGTGAGGTCAAGTAGTTCTCGCTCTGCACGGGCAAGACCCTCGATGACCCCACAGCATCTCTTGTATTCCGGGAAATCGGCACAGCCTCCCCCGGCGATGTGATCAGCGAGTTCATTCATCTGCTGCCTGAGGGATTTTCTCAGGAATTCCGCGAGGTTATTGCTTGCGGTTTGCATTTGAATCCCTCATTTCCTGCTCACGCTGCTGGGCGGAAAGCATGTTTCTGGCGATTTCGACCCCCAACTTGGCACCCTCGATCTTGTCCTTTGAGGCAATTTCCTTGCTCTGGAGTTCGTTCTGGGTGTTGGTTGCGGCGATCTGTACGCCAAGACGCGCACCTTCGATACGCTCTTGGGTCTTGATACGGTTCTGTTCGGTCTCCATCCGCATCTGGGCCTTCTGCATATCCGCTTGGATTTTCGCCATGTCGGACTGGGCCTTCTGCTGGATCTCCTGCGCTTGGAGTTGGAGTTTCTGTATCTCCATCTGGAGGATAGGATCCTGTTGCTGCTGCTGTTGCTGCTGCATCTGGGCTTCCTGCTGGGCTTTGCCCAATACCTGAGCCGCTGCCGGGGCCACAAGACCAGAGATGCGGTACTCGATATCCTCTGGGAGAGGTTCCCCCGGAGGAGGCAGTTTGACCCCAAGTTGCTTTTCGATCTGCTGACGGTAAGCAAAACCCAAGTGTTCCGCCACATGTGCTGAGATGTTGGCCTGCAAAGCCTGAGCCGCCTGCGGGTTTTGCTGGAGCATCCCCTGTAGACGGGGATCCTGCATGAATGACATGTGTACTTGTATATGGGCCTCGTGGTCCTGATAGATGAAAGCCTTGATGGGCTTCATCTGCAAGGCGTTCATGTTCTCCGTCACAGGGTCTGTGATGGGGATATTGGCCTTATCCGGGAGGACTTCCTGCGAATCCGCTATCCCAAGAGCCTCGATCATCTGACGATGCAGGAGGGGCAGGTCATACAACTGGGGTGCCTGAGCCGCCAACTGGAGCGCGGCCTGATACTTCATGATCCGCTGCGCCATGGTTCCGGCGTTGGGATCTGAAACAGGGATGATATCGATGCGATCATCGAAATCTTCCTTGGTCAGTTTCTTACCGGGGATGTCGTAGGGGTACTCGCTGGGGCCGTAGTCATAGACCAACTGAGAAAGAAGTTTCAGTTCCTTCTTCATCGAGGCGTGTAAACGCGCCTGAACGGCAGACATGACCTTCATCGACCTTTCGATGATTGCCAAGGTAGTTCCGACAGGAGCCTCGCCGTTCATGTCCGCGACCTTCATGTCCGCCTGAGAGGCGAACCTGCGGCCTTCGTCCACGATGTTTCCAAGCAACTGATACAGGGTACCCGAGGGTTCCTTGTAGGGGAGGAAGGTGATGTTCTCCCTCAGGGTTCCGGACGGAATATCCACATCCCGGAACTCTCCCGGCATGATGGGCGTATCGTCTCCTTTGATTCTCAGACCACGGGTCTTGAGTCCACCCGGAAGGTTGGAGAGGGTTCCGGCATCCACCAACTGACGGAGGATGGATGTCGAAGACTTTGCGAGTCCACCCACCAAATGGACAAGCCCAAACCCATAGAAGCCAAGTCCGGGGATGTAGGTGTACTGAACGAAGTGCTGACGGCGCTTCTTGAGCGGGTCGTCTTCGTACCAGTTCCTGCGGATGGCAAGGATCTGACGGGAAGACTTGTCTACCGTGATGACATAGGGAAGCGCGATTCCGGTGGGTTCACCGTTTTCATCGGTGTCTTCGAATCCGGGCAGGTCGTAATCGACCACCATCTCCAGAAGGGTGTAGCGCGAATCAAGTTCCATGCCCTTCGACTCACCGTTCAGTTTGTCGTAGGACTTCTGGATCTGACTCGTGTCAGGCACCGGAGGAGGGAGGGAGATATCAGAATAGAACCCGGAGACCTGCAACTTCCTGATCTCGTTGTAGGTCTTCTTCATCAAATGGGTAGCGCGTTCACAGTTGATGAGATCGCTGGCTCCGTAAGAAACCACGAAATCCTCTGCTGGAACGAAGTTCGAAGCGGGTCTACCGAGTGAAGGATCGAAGTAGACCTTGCGGAACGCTGCACCGGAGAGTGCCAACGAGAAGAGCATCTTCTCCGTCTCTGAGCGATATTCGCTCATCTTTTCCGTCAGAAGATAGTTCAGGTATTCCTGAACTCTTTGAGCCTGATCGATGCGCTCTTTGGTGGATTCACCAAGGATCTTGGTCTGTACCGGGCCTTTGGCGGGGAAGATCTCTTGGATGGTCTGGGCTTGGAACCGGACAATTGCCTCAGAGAGCATGGGGTGAAACACACCACAGGCTCCCTCCCATGGCTGTGTACGGTCCTCAATCTTCAGACCTAGGAGATCAAGACCCTTGATGTAGGTCGTTTCCCATTCCTTGCGAGAATCCTTGTCTGCTTCGTACAAGGTCGCAAGATCGTTCCCGATGTTGTTCAACACCTGATCGGGGATGAACTCCGCAAGGTTCTCGTTGTGACCCGGCTCAGGAGCAGGTTCCGGGGAAAGACTGATCTCCACCCCACCGTCCGGCAACTCCACAACGATGGATTCAGACGGCGAACCGACCGCCACTTCCATCGACATCCCTCCCGTGGGGAAGGGCATCAAAGCGCGATCAACCGCCATCTCTCTCTCCTTACAGGTCGCGGAACTTGCCGCCCTTCACGGCAGCACCCATACCACGAGCGGTACCAGAGGTACCCATGGTCATCTTGCCGCCGAACATCTTCTTCGGACGCATGGCACCACCGACCATCACCGGCTTGCCGAGGCCACTCATCTTGCCCTTCAGGGCATCCTTCGGCTGCTTGCGGCTCTTCGGAGCCTCCATCTTCTCGCTCTTAGCAGTTTTGTTCTTCATCGTTTAAATCCTCAGTAGTAGGAAGTCTTTCGTTTGTAGACTGGCTGATCCTTGTAATCAGACTGGAGGGAGATGAACCCTCCCTTGCGGTAGCGTAGGAGAGCCTGCGTCCCTGAGTCCACATAGTCATCATGCTCTCCGGCAGGAAAAGACGCAAATTCCTCAACCACTTCCTCCGCAAAACGGGTGTTGGGTCGCCATATCCTGCCACTGGAGAAGAGATCAGCAATGGCGTTTACACGGGCAACTTTATCATTACCGCGTGACGGGGTGTATTCCGATACGGGGATACCCATGGCCCTCAGTTCGAATATCAGGGGGGTGCCTGCCGCCTTTGCTTCCACAATCAGGGCATCCGGCTTCCAGTAGTTGTACAACTCCCATGCCCGTTTCTTGAGGGTTGGGAACTCCATCTTCTCCTTATGGGCATCCATAAGAATGATGTTCGACTGCATCGCCCCAGACCCGTCTGGGTGGTAGAAAACACCCCAAGTGGTACAGGCTGAGTAGTCTGATCGCTCCTTCTTCAGGAACGCGGTATCCCATGACTGGATCAAAAACTGACACTGCGGGGGTCTGTCTTGCTCCCAGACCTTCCACCAGTCCCGTTTAATCAGTGCGCCCTCTTCGGAGGTGGGATTCTGCTGGTACTGGGCCTGCCATTTATGGGTAGGGATTTCTTCCCGGATAGCCTCCAGTTCCTCTAAGGGCCAGAACTCAGGCCACAGGGGTTTGCCAGAAGGAAGGATTGCCGGGAACTCAATGACCTCCCATTCATCCCCCCCTCTCTGGGCGGATGCCTTGAGAACCTGCCCTACCAGATCCCGCTTCGACCAACGGGTACAGATCACCACAATCGCCCCACCGGGCTGAAGACGCTGGCGGGGTCCGGAGGTGTACCACTCATACGCATGGTCAAACACGGCAGGATCCGAAGACTGACCCTCCTGTTCATCATGGGGGTCATCGATGATCAGAAGATCCGCACCCTTACCGGTGACAGCACCCCCGATACCAATGGCGAAATAGTCACCCCCCTTGGAGGTACTCCACCTACCTGCCGCCTTGGAGTCCGCCCGAAGGGATGTATCAGGGAATACAGCCCGGTAATCCTCCGAATCCACCAAGTTACGGACCTTACGCCCGAACCCTACCGCCAGTTCCGCAGTATGAGAAGACTGAATCACCTTCTTCTGGGGGAACTTGCCCAAGAACCACGCGGGAAACAGAAAAGACCCGAACTCAGACTTGGTATGCCGGGGTGGCATACAAATGATCAGCCTCTTGAGTTTGCCAGAAGCGATTTCCTCAAACTTCTGACCCATGATCTTGTGATGCCGACCCGAAATGAAACCGGGCCACACCCTATGCACGAACGAAATGAAACTCTCTTGAGACAATTCCTTCGTCTTGGCCTTCTCATACTCCTCAAGAAGCCCATAGAACTCTCTCTGCTGATCCTCAGGTAGGGTTTTCACTAAACCCATGATTCTAGGAAGGTTTTCCTGAGTGATATGCATCGAATGTACCTCAAAATGCAGGGACAATAGCCCCCGTTTCATCACAACTTCGTCTTCGCGCCGTCTCCCCTATCACCTCTTCTCTACACCCCCCCCTCAAAAGGGGGGTGTAGAGATTGACACTACAATATTCCCTTACAATATCCCCTTTAACGCATCACTTCGATGTATGGATTGCTCGTGTTCATCTTTAGTCAGTCCCTCGACTCGCAATCCTTTATAACAAGTCCGATTGTATCACAATAATTGGGGAAAGTCAATAAGAAATACACCAGAAATGCTAAATTTTTTGCAAAAAATTTTACCTGACACCCATATACCCCCTTTCTACACGCATTTTCCCCACAAATTCCATACAAAACAGGAACTTACGGAACATTAACCCCTACCCCCACCCTACATTTGTTGCGTAAATGATACAGATAGGAGCAAAAGTAGGGGATCGGATGAGTGAAATCGTATATATAGGGTACGCGGGTACGCGCATGTCACGCGGGGGGGTGCGGGTGCGCGATTAGACCGCGCATGCGCCTGCGTTTAACCCCCCACGGGCGCGTGTGCGATTAGACCGTGCGCGTCACGCGCTTCCTCATCCCCGGAACCCGCATCGTCGCTGTCACCGGAACCATCGTCGTCATCGTCCGCACCGTTTACACGCTCAGGCAGCATGTCGATGACCGTGACTTGAGGTGCAGCAGCAGACAGCAGCGCACCCAGTCGCCGCTCCAGTTCCACCGCGACAGCAGCAGCAGGACGGTCGCGCCTGTCCTCGACTATCTCCACGAACGCGCCGCAGGTCTTGCCCCACAGTTCCACCGCACGGAGCCGCACATGGTCTGGACGCGCATCGTCCTCAGCGAACTGGCGTAGCAACTTGATGACCTTGGAGCGGTCAGAAACGCCGCGAGTCTCTATCAGCCGCATCCGCTCCGCTATCAGCGCATCTACCCTTGCCGCGACCTTATCGCGCTTCGCCAACCGACTCGCATGTGCATGGATCGTCTCCGGTGCCATGTTTTCCGCATCGTATGCGCCGCGATACGCCTCCGCCTGAGACATGCCTTCCGCTAGATTTGCCGCGAATTTCGCCTGTTTTGGTGTCAACCCGTCTTCGTCTTTCACGCCTGACATTGTGTAGTTTTGCCCTTGTTTTGTAGTGGTCTAGTAATTCTTTGACATCGTAACTAGTGCTGACATGGTCATGTTGCCATGTTTTTGAGTGCTGTTTTGACCATGAAACCTACCCGCAGCACCGATTAAACGCAAACTAAATTCGACCGATAATCAGTGACTTAGGCTAATTGTGGTCGTGTAAACGAAGAAAGTTGTTGCATTGTGTATCTGTATATCGATAATTGACATCGCCGCAAGGCAGCGCACCCAGACGGCGCGTCGAGAGACAAGAGGTTCTGGTGCCGGAAGTGCGAAAGCAGCCCGGCGGTTCCCGAAGCGGGAACCCGGCCTAAAGCAGCGGTGAAGTCTAGGGTTGAAGACGATGACCGACATCTCGCGAGTCGCCCGAAAGCGTGACGCTGCCCAATCAACCGGAAAACGCCTTCGACTGACCAGAGCATCCCACGGGGTGCTGCGGTGAGTCACCAACAACTGGAGAGCAGCATGAACTACGCAAATCACTACGGCTACAGCGATGTGAACCCCTTCGAAATCGTGCGGCGTATCAGCGACAAGACAATTGAGATTCGGTCGATGAAGGCTGAAAGAGACCCGGACTGGAAAATGGAGTTCGTCCCCGGCGGGTTTTTCGGCACCGTGGTCAACCAGAGCAGCCAAGAATGGGTCATCAAGAGCGACCCCAACGGTCGTGTCGTCCGCATCCGTCTCGGCAAGCGAGGGTGGAAAGACTCCCACCGCAACCGCTACGAACTGTCTGACGAGCCGGTCAAATTCTACGACTTCAACTTCTGACCAAGGTCGAAACGGTCGCGAGACCGTCGCAGCGTAACGCGCTGCCTGATGAGACCACCAACACCGCACCCCATTGGATGCGGGTGCAACACGGAGAACAATCATGGCTTACAAGAAATTCGCCCGTACTTGCGACAAGTGTGGCGCGGGGATGAACGAGGGGTACTACATCGAATGCGGCGAGTACTACTGCTCAGATGTCTGCCTGTACAAGGAAATCACGCCCAAGGAATGGGACGAGTTGTACAACGACGGCGACGGGGACTCATGTTGGACGACATGGGACGAAGACCCGGACGAGTACATGGTGGACGAGGACGACCCCGCGCCAAACAAGTTGAGCGTGGACTTGCGAGACACTCTGGATGTTGATGTAGGTTTCAATACGGTCAAGGCAGTCAGGTTGTTGGCGAAGCAACTGCGCGACCAAGGTCTTGACCCCGACAAGTACGAGTTCGTCAACTGGACGGTGACCTGCGATGTTCAGGTCAAGGAGGAGAACAAGTCATGAGCGACAAGTACGCTGAACACCTGCGCGACAGCGCCCCCGACAACAGCCGCTTCGACGGGTTCGACCGGGGTGATGCGGAGCCGATCATCGCGGCTTCAGAGTTCACCGGGGAATGGGAGGACATCCCGTTCGACGATTTTGACGATGAGACCAACCCTGACGGGGTGGACGCGTATCGTGATGCGAACCGCAACGCATACAAGCAGGGTTACGACTGCGGCGTGACGGACTACTGTGAACTGGATAAGGAGGTGCAATCGTGAATGAAAAGGACTATTACGAAATGCAGGAATCTGTTGCGATTGGGCAAGCCATCGGTTTGTGTGTCCGGGCGATCCTGTCCGATAACTCCGCGCAGACTCTCGGGCAGTTGCAACGGTCGGCCTACAAATACACCGCTGCGGGGGTGTCTGTCGGTTTCATGTTGCATGATGGCTCGTATCTGTGGAACGGGGACCCCCGCGCACACGACCCGGCGATGATTGACAATGTGGCTGACATCTGCGTGTCCTCAATCGTGGAAGGGAGCGATGCGGAGGTCGCGCCTGTGTGGGTCGGCATCATGGATATTGTGAACGGTGCCAATGAAGATGTGGCAGCGGAAGCCGTCTATCGATACTCCAAAATCGTGGCCGATGTTGACGCCCACGCTTGTGATTTGTGGCATGAAGCGAACGCGGGCGGAGACGACGACGACGACGCGATAGATACCTATCACGCATGGGACTGCGAGGGAGACAACACATGAGCGACAACAACTACATCAGCGCGAAGAA